TCCAGTGGGGGCTCGGTTGCTCCAGTTTCAATGCCGTTGGCGATCTTCGATTGGTTCTTGTGGTACTGATAGATGTTGCTGATGCCTTGCAGCTTGGTGTCGGATTGCGTGATACGCTGGCAGGTTTCCATCGCAATCCTGGCCGCCAGATATTCGAGAAACAAATCGGTCATCTGCCGGACATTGGTCAGGTCGGCAACGAAGCGGAACAAGATCGGATCGACGTCGCGGGTGACGATGTAATCGTTTTCCAGGTTCCAGTCGGTGTATTGCAGGTTGGTGGGCGCGCCGAGATAGGAAGCCGAGCCTGCCTTTGGATCGCGCGGCGCCTCGCGCAGGTAGCCGGCAGGCAACCGATAGATGCTACGTGATGGCGATTGCGAGACCGGGCCGGTGCCGATCGGATAGATGATGTAGGGCGGCTGGATCGTCGACCCAAAGGGAAATTCCGGCCCGCCGATCTGCAACCACTTCAGTGAGCCGATGCCGCCGACGAAGATCACCGTCCAGGCCGGCGGCACATGCGGCAGTGCCGGATCATTACCGATGTTGAAGTCAAGCAAGCTCATATAGGTGGTGTTGCTCTGCTCCATTTCGATGATGGCGCTATCATCCTCAAGCAACATCTCGTCGCCGTCCTCGGTGATGGCATCGAGGGTGCCAAAGCCGACGATTTGGTCCTTGAAGTAAAGCACCGTTGGGTCCCAGGCGGTCGGTGTTGCCGGGTTGTCGGTGTTGGAGTTTTCCAGTGAGCGATAGACCCGGACGACGCCGCTGCCATCGATCGTGTAGACGAGCTCGCCCGAGAAATAGGCCACGGTGGAATCGTATTGCATGACCGAGACCGGGCCGAAATACTGCTCCCAGGCCGGGCTCTGAATCGGGTTATTGCCGAGATTGTCGGGGATCGTGGATTCCCACATCTGCCCGTTCTGGTCGACCACGATATGACCGACAAAGTATGTGGTGAGTGAGCTCCACAAGGTCGGCCGCAACAGCATGGTATGAACGTCCATCGGGCGCAGGACAGCCTTCTTGATGGCAAAGCGCCAGACGCTGGTGCTCAGTTCGGCCCGCCGCAGCTTGTCGTAGGCGAATCCGGTTTCCGAGGCATTGAGCGAGGCTTCGTCAAAGCCCAAGTCGCTATCGATTCGGGTGGCTCCCAAATGCTGAAGCGCCCGATTGGCAACATCAACCGAGGTCTGGTATCTCATGCCGCCAACCTTGGAATGGCTGGCGAGGAATCCGCAACGCACCTACCAGCAGCGCAACTGCCCCATGGTGGCGAAGAACGGAAGCCCTTCCCCAACCTCGGCCCCGCCAGCAACGCAGATTTCCAGCGCCAGAAACCCGGTATCGTCCTCAAAAATGAGGTTGCCGGTATCGGTTTCAAACTCCAGCAGGCAATCGTTGTCGCGGATCGGCGGGGCAACGGTGGCGTGGGCCGTGATGGTCTGCGCGGCCTGGGTGCGGCTGAGTGTGGCGCCAATGACAACGCTAGCGCCGCCGGTGAGCGTGTTGGCAGCCTGGGTGCGGCTGAGGGTGCCGACGACCAGGACGCTGGCAGCCGCCGCAATCGTATTGGCGGCCTGCGTAACGGCGAGCGTGCCGACGACCAGGACGGTGGCTGTGGCCGATAGGGTCTGGTTGGCCTGGATAACATTAAGCGAGCCAGCGAACGCTGTCGGCCCAGGGGCCGGCGCCAGGAGCCGGGGAACGCCGCTAGGGCTGTGGCCAGCAAAACCGGCCATTCGCGGCTACCTTCCTGCGGTCAGTTCAGCGACCGCCAAAGGTGCCATTGCGGGATGACGGAGGGGGCGACGCTAAAGGTGACGCCGATCCACAGGCCGGAAGCGATCGACGTATCGACTGAAACCGCTGCGCCTACCGTCGTGTGGGCGACCGACGTTTCGCTTGCCGCCGTGGCTACGGCACCGCCCGAGCTCCAGAGGCCGCTGCAAACGACGGTCGAATTCGCGCCTGGGAGTCCGATCGAGCGAATGATCAACAGGCAGCGATAGAGGAACGGCGCCGTGGTGATGCTGGGAACGTAGTTTTGCGTCGGCGACGCGCCCAATGATGTGCCGCCGATGACCAGCCCGTAGCGCGGCGTGATGATGAGCGTGCCGGCCAGGCCGGTGGTGCAGGTACCGCCGACCAGCAGCTCGTATGCCTTGCCGGCGCGCGGTTCGTTGGCGGGGATCTGCGTTAGAGCCGTTGGGATCAGAACCGTCTCGGACGTGGCCGTGATGGTCGTGTAAGCGGAGTTAACCGGCTCCGACAATACGTCGGCGAAGTACTGACGGGACATTAGGCATTCCCCGCTGTGACGGTGAAACTGGTGACGGTGACGGTCTGTCCAGAGACGATGCTGGTGTTGTTGAGCACGAGGTCAGTCGTGACGTTGCCTTGCACATGGCAGACGGCCGAACCGTCGTACATGCGCCAGCTCGCGGCGGTGCCGGTGCCGCTGGCGGCGACGGTCCAACTCCCGGCGATTGTCGTCGCGCCGCCCGAACTGGTGAGAAACGCCGCCGGCAGTGTGATGGTCGCCAGCAGGCCGGCCGGATCGGCAGCGGCGCAGTTCGCCGGTTCGGCGCCCGAAAATATTTTCAGGGTGCCGCTCACCCCGACCGTGGCCTGGATCTGCGCGACTTGGTTGGTGCGTAAGGTTGAGCTATATTGGAATGCCATGGCTCATAGCATCTTGAACAGGTAGGATTTTTGCGTCGGAGCGCCGCTGTCGAACGTGAACAGGATCTGCACGATCGCTCCCTGTGCGTTGGTGAACGCTTGCGTCGACAAGTCGGAACGCCCGCTATTAACGGCCGCCGCCGCCGCTGCTGCTGCCAAACCTGGCTCGGAAGCAAGGCGGTCGTTCTGCAAGCGCAAATCCTCAAGCGTGTTGATGAACTGATTGATCGTGCTCACATAGAGCCGATAGAAACTGACTGCGTCGGTCATCCAACTCTCCAGTTAGTTCCGTCGTCGTAAACGGGTATTTTCACGGCTCCCGCCCCGGCAACGATCGCTCCGAACACGGGTCCCAGAGCGTCAGTCACAAAACTTCGCGCCCCCGCATTCCCGGCAGCCGGAAGATTGGCGACGAGGACGGCCTGTGTTTTGATCCTGCCGGCCACCTCGAGCTCGACGGCAGGCGCCTTTATTCCAAACCCGACCTTGCCGGCCGAGATCGTCGTGCCCCGGCCATCCATGCCGGTGCCGTAAATGTAGTTGCTGATGCACAGTTGATTGTCTGTCGTGGCAGACGCGACGCACGTATCGTAGCCGATCGAAACATTGTACGAACCGCTAGTGACCTGTGTTTGACCGCCACTAATCGCCGCGCCAACCAACACGTTGCCGGCCCCGGTCGTCATGCCGTAGCCGCAGGCATAGCCGATTCCGGTGTTGTATCCACCCGTTGCGCCGTAAAGCGCCAAATATCCGACGCCAGCGAAGCCGTGTCCGCTGATGTTCTGATAGCCGGCGCCATAGCCGATGACGGTGCATTCCGCACCGGTCGTCATATTGAAAAGAGCTAGATTACCGATGCCCGCGTTCTGATCGGTAAGGCAGTTTGTAAGCGCTTGAGTTCCAATTGCGAGGTTTTGAGAGCCGGTAACGCACGTACCAAGTGCGGCGGCCCCGATCGCAACATTGTCCGAGCCAGAGGTGAGATTCAGCCCGGAGTTTTTACCGACCGCGGTATTCCTGCTCCCATGATCCAGATTAGCTAAAGCAGCACTGCCAAACGCAAAGTTGTTGGTGCCGTCCAACAATGAGATTAAAGCCTGCACGCCGACAGCGGTGTTGTCGTCTCCAGAAGTCAGGGATGCTAGGGCAGTAATTCCCGTGCCGAGATTTCTGACTCCCGTGGCCGTCAGATTGCCGGCGCCGCCTTCCCAAAAATTTTGCTTGCTGATCTGTGCCCGCATGACATCGGTGCCGTCGTACATGTACGAGTAGCCGGCCTCGACATCAGGCTTGCCCGCGTTGATCGTGAAATGTGCGGCGCCCCCAAAGGCACCCGCGTTGTTGTACTGTACTTGCGTGTTAGAGCCGCCCGGCCCCAGGAATGTCGCAAGCGCGCTCGCCGGCTGTTTGACCTGGGCAAACGTCCCGCCGCCCGTGTCCTGCGCACTATAGAAAAGGTCCGTAGCCGCGACCGGCCCACCCGTGCTTAATTGCGATAGCTTCTTGTCGGGCACCCGCTCATCCTATGCGCCAGTTGGTGCCGTCGTCGTAGACCGGGACCTTGTTGGCGCCACCGGCGGCGACGATGTTGCCGAGCCCGGCCGCGAGCGTGGCATTTGCATCGTTCACGAAATGCCGGGAACCCATGTTGCCGGCGGCGGGAAGGGAGCCAACGGCGACGGGCGTCGTCCTGACCCTGCCGACAACTTCAAGTTCAACCGCGGGCGCCTTGACGCCGAGCCCGACCTTGGCGGTCGCAATGGTGGCACCAGTGGCGCTGCAAAAACCCGTGCCGTAGATGTAGTTGCCGATCACCAACTGGTTGCTGGCCACGGCGCTCGCAACGGCGCAGCCCGTGCCAATCGAGATATTCGAGCTCCCGGTGGTGACCTGGTTTTGCGATGCCGCCACGCCAGCGGCACCGCCGATGATGGTGTTGTCGCTGCCCGTCGTTACTCCCTGCGCCGCCTGTTGCCCGACCGCGACATTCCTTGCGCCGTTCGCCAAAAGATTTCCAGCAAGGGCTCCGACGAGCACGTTGCCGGTTCCCGTCGATGGTCCTGCCCCGCCGGCGGCCTGGGACCCGACAAAGACATTCTGCGTCCCGCTTGTGTTGGCCGCGCCCGCCGAGTAGCCGATCCCGATGTTCTCGTCGGCGGTGCTGAACCGCAGCGAAAGGGCACCGACGCCGACATTGTAATTGCCGGCGATGTTCGCGGCTGTCGCAAAGTAGCCAAGGCCGAAATTCTGCTGGCCGGTGGTCAGCACGGTGAGCGCACTGGTCCCGAGCCCGATGTTGCCGGTGCCGGTGGTCAGCCCCGCTAGCGCAGCCTGACCATTGCCGACATTGTCCGTGCCGGTTGCCGTCAGATTTCCGGAACTGCCGAAAAACCAATTGTTGCTGGTGGCCCGAATGGCATTGGAGCCATTGTAGAGATAGGCGCCGCCAGAGATGACGTTCGGGTTACCAGCGGAGAGGAAGAAGTTGGCGGCGCCGCCGAAGAAGCCGGCCGAGTTGTACTGAAAGGAGTTTACCGCACCGCCGGGGGTGACCGGGGCGCTGACGCCGGCGATCGCTCCCATGCCGACAAGCACCCAGCGCTGATCGGTATCGTTGTAGATCAGGGTGCAGGATGCGTTGGTCGGTCCCAGCGTAACATCGGCGCCGGTACAGGTCAGAATGCGCAGCACAGCCGTCGACGTGGTGTCGTTCTTCAGCGTCATCGGCTGGCCGCTGGCATTATACAGATGCAGGATGCTGCCTGCATGTGGCACGCCCGATGCGCTGTTGTTGAACCCGGTGACGTTGAACGCGCCAGTCGGCCCGGTTATGCGAACCCACGAGGATTTGGTGGTGGAATTGCCGGCGACATAGAGGTCGATATTGTCGTTGGCGCCGTTCACGAGAGCAATCGTGGTCGGCCTGACCGCAAGCGGTCCGGTGACCGAGACTGCGCCGCCGCGCGGCTGCATGGTCAGCTTGCGGCTGCTATTACTGATGGACGCATCCAGGTACGCCGTCCCGCCAACCTGATCCATCGCAAGCGCCAGAACCGCGAGCGGGTTGTCCTGGTCGCGGATATTGAGCGCGCCCGGCGCGTTATTCCCTGGCCGCCAACTGCCGCAAAGATCGACGCCTTTGCTGAGCATGCTTGACGCAATACCGTCACCAAAAACACTGTTGGTGTCGGACGAGCCGAGGTAGGAATTGTAGGTCAACAGCCCGCTGGCGCCGCGTTCGGTGTAAACCTTGCCGCCGGTGACCAGCGAAAGGACGACGTTGTAGACGGTAAAGCTGAGACCGCCGTCGTGATCGAGCAGATAATCCGACAGGTAATGCACATTGGGGTCCCAGAAATTATTGCAGCCGTAGCTTCTTTCCACGCCTTTAAAGATCACGCCCCAGGTATAGACATCCATCTCGATGAGGTTGCCGTCCAAAACCTCGCCGCCGAGGCGCGCCTGTCCGGCCCAATCGAACGCCATGGCGCGCAGGCCGACGTTGTGTACGAAGAAGTTGTCGCGCACCGTGATGCTGTTGGCGTAAGCCTGCCCGAGCACGCCGCCATTGAGCTGGGTGAATGTGTTGTTGCGAATGACGGTGCCGTAACCCTGGAACGCCGAGTCGGGGGTTGTGCCGCCGAGCTGCCGGCCGCCGCAGACGATCGCATCCGGGCCGCAATATCTGACGTAGAAGACCCCCGAGCCTGCGCTCGAGGTGTTCACCGCCGCGCCGTTGGGAGTGGTGGAAACCCGGAAGGTATTGGTGGTCAGGCCGGCCGCCAGCACCCAATACATTCGATCCTGCTCAAGCCCGGTCGGGAGCGAGCCGACGCCGTCATTCCGGTAGGTGACGACGCTTCCGACCGTCAATCCATGATTGTTCCAGGTCGTGACGCACGGCGTGCCGTTGGAGATGCTGGTGATGACTTCTCCGCCCCCGACGAAGGTCCAGGTGCCGTTGCCGACAAACGCATTGTTTTCGATGGTGCAGGTCGTGTTCGTCGACCAGATGAAGGGCGTCGAGTTCTTGGGGCCGCCGTCGATGATTTGCAGATTATCGATGACCAGCGAGCCGAGCCCGAGCGTCATGATGCGCCCGCCAGGAACGCCGAGCGAGTTGTAGCGCAGATCGAGAATGGCGGCGTTGGGTGCCGGGTCGGGGTTGCCGAGGATGGCGTACCAGTTGGCACCGCCGCCGGCGCCGGTCAGACGGATATTCTTTTGCGAGGCTTGCCCGCCAGAACCGAAGGTCGGGATGATCAGTTGGCTGTCGGCGCGGTAGCGTCCGGTGCTGGGCCGGAAGTAGATGGTGCCGCCGCCGCCGGCCGCCGCCAACGCGAGCAGGGCGATGGCTGCTGCCGAGTGATCGGTGCCATCGGGCAGCCAGCCATGGTCCTGGGCATCGTAGACGAGATTGCTTTGCGCTATCGGGGGCGGCAGCACACTTTCGACAAAGGTCGCGAGCGCGGTGGCGGATTGCTTGACCGAGGCGAAGATCCCGCCGCCGACATCCTGCGAGGAATAGAACAGGTCGGTAGGCGCGATTGCTGCGCCGGTGGTCAATTCCGAGATTTTGGTTTGATCCGTCATACAATGAGTTCCTTGAGCCGCGCGACGCGCTGGTTGTAGTCGGCCTCAGCGGCGAACAGTTTTTGTGCGCGCGCGACCAGATCGGCGTCATGTTGATCGGCGGTGGCCTCACGCTCGGCGATCACCTGTTCGCGCGCGTCCAGATCGGCCTTTTGCGATAAAATTTGGGCCGCGGTATCGGCGGCTTTCTTTTCGCTCGCAGCCAGGGTGCTCTGACCGTTGGAGAGAGCGTCTTCGCGCTTGGTCAGTTCGGCTTCCCGGCGCGTGCTTTCGGCGTCACGCGTGGCGGCGACTTTTTCAGCTTCGGCCTGGGCCTTATCGAATGCAGCCTGCTTGGTCTCGAGATCGGCAATGGCCTTGGTCGCCGCCTCGTGGGCGGCCTTGATTTCGGTCAAGCGTTGTTTGACCGCCTTCGGGTCGTGGAGCAATTCGAGCAGTGTGTAAACGCCCGAGACATCCGCCGGCGGAAGGGGTGGAGTCATGGAGAACATAACGGCCCCTTTAGGTGGTATCGATGACGGCCACCTTGTAAGTGCCGCCGAGTGGCACGCCGACATACTCGGTCTGGTTCTGCGCGAGCCGAATGTCGGTGACGGCGGCGGCGGTGCCTGCGGTTGAGATGCGATAGCAGACGGCCCCGGTCTGCGCGTGCAGGCGCAGCATGCGAGTCTGAGCGTTGAAGAAGCTCGATGCGGTGCCGGTGCCGAGATTGTAGGTCGTGAGCGCGGGCTGCATCGGGATCTGGCTGACGCGGCCAGCCGGACCGATGGCGGTCTCGGCGAATTCGGCGACATTGAGCGTGTTTGCCATTTACACGCCCCCGGTGCCGAGCTCGCGCAGCGCGGTAATGAACGTGGTCGCGCCGCAGTTGTTGGCGAGTGCCGACGCCAGCATGGTGCGATAGGCCGCGACATCTGCCGCTTTCGTCTGCGCCTGGGTGCCGCCGACGATGGTGGTTTGCCGCAACCCTTCGGCGGCCGTCACCACATCGTCATGGGTCTTGTTGGCGTTCTGGACCTTGCTCATGAAGCGATGGTTCCGATATTGCCAGCGATCGGTCCGAAGTCGCCGTTGTTGCCGATGGTCAAGCCGGACGTGTTGCGCGCGGTGTTGACGGCGGTCAGATAAGCCACATCGGCGGCGGCCCATGCAGTCTTGTAGGCGGCGAGGTTGGCCGGCACGAAGGCATAGGTCGCGAACGCGCTGGCGCGCGAGAATTGGCGCACGCTTTCGGCCGCGTTGACGGCGGCGATGAATGTCGACTCGACCGCGAGTGCCATGTCTAGACCTCTTTATGGAGTCAGATTGCCGGCGGCGATCTGCCGAGCTGCGGCGACGCAAGCGTCCCACTTGGTCAGCGTCGTGATGACGGCACTGTCCCAGGAGACGGTGAGATGACTGCCGCCGGCCGCAGCCGCCGCGACAATGTTTCGATAGTCGGCCCGATCGGGATGCGCAGCCGTATTCGGATCAAGCGTTACTTGCGCAAACTGGTTGATAGCCATGGCGCTCTCCTAGCCTGTGAGCGTAGTTACTGCATCGACCATGGCGAGGGCGGTCCGCAAGGCAGTACGCATCTGGTTCTTGGTCGTGCATCGAGTGGTGTCCCAGACGATATGAACATCGCCGGTAACGGCGACCATGGCGGCCACATCGGTCTGGATCGTTGTTATCTCGGGGGTGCTGTTGTGGGCACCGCCCGCGAGTCCGAGCGCAGTGGTGATGTCGGTATTAGTCTGCGTCGGATCGGCGTAGACGACCCGCGATGTGACTGTGGCTGTACCCCCACCGAGGGTAATGTTCATGCAGTCCAATGCCACGGGTCACTCCACGTACCAGACTTCGCCGATGAGATTGCCGTTGGAGGTTGTGATCGCGGTGGTGATCTTGACATAGAGGTCGAAGAAGCCACCGGGATCGGCGGTGAACTGAGTGGCGCCGAGGTTGACGAGCACTTGCCAGATCGGAAGGTTCTGGTGTGCGGCGGTGTAGGTTCCCTTGAAGGTAAAGTCGGTGCGGACGTTGGCAATCACCAGCGATTGCGCGGCGCCAAACAGCTTGTTGTCGGCCGGGCCGGTAATCTGCACGATGCCGCCGGCGAGTGCTTGATTGGTGCCGTCTGTGGTCGAGTCCGAGAACGCAATATCGACATCGCCAGAGCCGGCGGTGGCGATATTGGGGGTCAGATAGACCGCCTTGATCTTGGCCTGGGTTGGAAATCGGCACAGGCGATAGGTCGATGTCGTGTCGTCGGCCGAGACCGGGGTGACATAATCGTTGATGATGCGAACATTGCCGGGGGCGCCCTCGCCAATCGTGTTGGCGACGATCGGGTTTGCGTCGAGATTGGTGATCGAGGCTGACTTGAGAATATGGCCTGCCATGGGTCGCTCCTTACATATTCAGGAATAGAAAACCGGCGGTGGTGGTCTGCTGCTGGTTTTCAAAGAAACGCTCGAACGCCTCAAGCGCCACGATCACATCCTTGACGGTCATGGTCGTATCGGTCACGCGCAACTCGATAGTGTCGCCTGCGGTGGTCGATGTTCCGGTGGTGAAGTCGTTGTACTTGAAACCCTGTTCACCACGGGTAAGAGAGACGAAATGATCCGCCATGTGGGGCTCCTTACGGGGTCACGTCGGCGGCGGCCGAGGTATCGGCGCACAGGACTTGCAACAGGCGGCCGGGTTCGAGCCGCGTCGCGCCCGACGACATGCCGGTATAGAGCTGGTAGGGCAGCGAGCTCAGATCCTTGCGCTGGGTGATGTCGTTGACGGTATCGCGCCAGATGCCGAGGTAAACGCCGGATTTCACCAGCGCGATGTTCTGGCGGACGTTGGAGGTCGAGGTCAGGCGTTCGCTGTAGATGATATCGAAGCCCATGAAGCGGACGACCTTGCCTTCGACCAGGGTCGGGCGATCGCCGGTGAAGTCGGTGGACACGACCTGGACCTGATTGAGCAGATCGGATTCGCCCTGGCTGTTGGTGATCCAGCACAGCGGCTCCATGTCGACATCGACCTGGGCCTTGCGGAAGGCGCGCTTGGCTTCGATCATCTTGGCGACGGTGAGGCCGGACGCGGCGGCCGACCCGAAGGTCGAGGGAATCTGCCAACCCGCGCCGGTCACCGTCGAGCCGGTGGCGAAGATTTCAGAGGACAGCCCGCCGGCATCCTGGCCGATCTGGGCGGTGGCGAAGGCGCATTGGATGATGCGGTCGTCCCATTCGCGCGCAACGGCGGCGGCGGCGACATCGCTGTACTGGCTGGTGGGGTCCTGAAGGATCTTGAGCTTGTCGAAGCTATCGATGAGTTGCGAGGCTTCCTTGTCGACGGGGAAAACCCAGCGCCTAGAAAAGTCAACATCCTGGCGATTGAGCGGGGCGAAGCGGCCGGCCGGCGCCTGCATCTGGATGGCGCCGATGTACTGGATCGGGCTCGCCTGCTTGCCGACGTGGAAACCTTCCATGACCCGGCCGCGCAGCTTGGACTGGCGCTGCTGCAACTTGAGATCAAGGATTTCGGAAAACTGCGTGACGTACAGTTTGTATAAATTTTCGGACACGGCGCTCTCCCGTCAAGGGGCGGTTTCGAGGGGGCCGTTTCCGAGCCAGGTGCGCGGGGGCCAATGATCCTCGGCCGTGTCCTTGCGGGGGCCGTTCAGAAGCGAGACTGTTTAGCGCCGTGTCCGCTAGGCGGGGGCATGACCTAGTGCGGTCAGACTAGCGTAGGCGGCAATCGCCGCAACGCACCGTTTTTATTTTCTGGCGGCGTGCTTGGCGAGCTTGCCGATCTTCCTGCCCTTGTCGGCGGCCATGTAGTCCTGGGCAACGCTGACGGGCATCGGTTTCTTGCCATGGGCGCGCAGCTTGCGGCGGCCCTCGGCGGTGCGCGACATGGCGGCGAAGCCGTGTTGCGCCTGCGACGTTGACGGCATCACGCACTCCGTTGTTTGTCGACGGCCTGATGCTTGAGGAAGTTCTTGGCGCGGGCGTAGCGATCCACCACGTCCTTTTGCATCTGGTGCTTGGCGTGCAAGCCGCCCTTGTAGGGATGGCCGCAGACATCGCCGGTGATGACGCAGCCGCTCTCGTTGCAATCGCGACAGCATGCGGTGTCGGTCATGCCGATCAGGAACGCATCGTCGGCGGCTGGCTGGGTGACCGCGGGTTTGGCCTTGCGTTCGTCGGTCATAGCGATGCGAGCTCCGTTTCCTCATTGATGCCGGTGATCTGGGCCATCAGGTTTTTGAATTCGCGGACTTCCTTGGCGGAGCCGGCGAGATAGCGTTTGGTCCAGTCGGCGTCGGACTTGAGGTCGTTGAGGCGGGACTTGGCGGCCTCCGCGGTGGCGGGCGAGCCGGAGGTCTTGGCGCCATCGACGAAGGTGTCCTCGTTGGTGGCGGCGCCGAGCTTGCGGAAGAACTCGCCCACGACATCGATGCCAACCGCCCCCTCCATGGCCTTGACCTGTTCGGGGGTGAAGCCGGCGCGGCGCGCGCCGTTCATGGCGGTCAGCATATTCTCGTTCTTCTTCTGACCCCAGAGTTGGTCGAGGCGGGCCACCTCACTGTTGCGCTTGACCTCCAGTTCGGTGGCGGTGTTGGCGTTCTCGGTCTCGGCGACCTTGACGACGGCCTTGGCGATATCGACGGCGGCCTCCTTGGAGACGCCGCGGGCGTGGAACGCCTGCCGCAGGCCATCGATCAGGGCGGGTTCGAGCTCGCTGCCATCGGTGTATTTGACGTTGGCGAAATCGTAATCCTTGGCTTCCTTGGGGGCGCCGAGGCGTTCGTAGACCGGGCGCCAGGCGGTGGGATCGTTGGCGTTGGCGGGCAGGCGCAAGAGCTGGTCCTTGGGCACGCCGACCATGCGCTCGAGCTCGCGGGCGGCCTTGCCGGCCTCGACGGCGACCTTGACGGGATCGGAGAGGTCATAGCCCTTGTTCTGCCAGCCGCCGAGCACATCGGCATCGACGACGCCTTGATACCAGGGAGTTGCGGGTGCTGCGGGTGCCGGGGTTCCGACCGCAGGGTCTTCAGCCATAGTAGGTCTCCTTGTGGGGGTAGATGTTTTGCAGGTCCTCGATGCTCAATTCCATGTGTTGCTGAATCCACAGAAAAACCTGCCGGCGGCCCTCGAGGGTGGCCATCACGGACGGATTGACGTGGAAGATGGTCTCGCGATTCCGGCAGAAGAAGCCGAGGTCGCGGAACAAGGTGCCGTCGCGCGGCAGCGCGATCTGCCAGCCGCGTTTGCGCTCGATGAAGAAATCGAGGCCAAGTGTCGGCTGCGGCGTTTCGGGTTCCAGAAAGCTCATCCCCAGATTCCGATGACGACGGTCATGACGATCAGGGTCAGGACGACGAAGAGGGCGACGACACAGTCGTTGGGCTTGAGGTTGTATTTCATGCGCCGGCTTCTCGATGGGCCACGACATATTCCATCGCGCGCCAAATTCGTGTCGTGTCTTCCTTGAGCAAGCCAAGTGCGGTGTTGCAGGGTGCACACAACAGGGCGCGGACCCTCCCTGTTTGATGATTATGATCGACAACGAGTTGACGGCGTTCGCCACAAAGATCACAACAATGATCCTGTGCAATCAACATTGCCTCGTAGGCTTCAGAAGAAATACCAAATCGGTTTTTGCGAGCACGATCGTTGAACAATTTTGGATTGTGCTTTCTCTTCTCACGCCTTTCGGTATTGATCTTTTCACGATTAGCCGCATAGTATTCTCGCGTTTGGGAGAGGTGGCGTTCTTTATTTTTCTCGCGCCATTCCTGATTCTTTTTGAGAATTATTTCTTTGTTTTCAGCGTAGTATCTCCGCGAATATGCGGCTTGCTTTTTCTTGTCGTCGATTGCCCATCCCATCATTGTGCTCCCTGCGGTCCACCAAAGGCTTGTCCAGGGGCTACACCAGGTTGATTTTTAGCAACCACCGCCTGAGCTTTAAGCATCGCTGCTTGAGCAGGCAGACTTTGAATCGCCGCCTCTTGTTGCTGCGCTTGGGCGCGGCTCTTGCGCTTGGCCTGGATAGCCTCGACCTCGGCCATCCAGCGTTCCGGTACGTTCTGGATGCGGGCGATCTCGGGCACCGCGGTATCGAAGTCGAACGGGTCGAG